AAAGCGAATAAACCCGCATTTATCCAGCCCGCGCTTTCACCTCTAAAAACGAAGAAGCCCTCTCCGTAGAGAGGGCTAATGGTCGGGCTGGTGAGGCCCGGTCTTTGCTGGGAAGGCTTGGAGCGTTCCGTGTTCGTTCTTTTTTAGCCGTGGAATTGGGCGTAGAGCTGTCGGCCCCTTGGCGTGTCGATTTTGATGATGTTCGTGTTGCCGTTGATCCCCGGATTCCGGGTGCTCAAGCGCCAAACTGAATAGATCAGGCCTGGCACCAGCATGAAGAGCCAGAGAATGATCTCGATGCCGATGCTGCCTTTCGTCACCGCCTTTGGCGCGCCGATTTCGCCCGTGTCCGTGCAAATCCAGAGCTTCAGGTGTTCCGGTGAAATACCGCCCCGGGCCTTGGGCTTGGATGCGCTCACCGTGCCGCTTTTTAGCAGGTCGCTAAGGCCTTTGTTGATTTCTTCTTTGTTTGGCATGGTGCGTGGGTTACCGGGCGTTAGTTTTTTGGCAAGCGTTCAAGATTTGGTGAGGACGTAGCGCCGGTGCCTGTTCTCTCCGCGCACCTGCACCGCCACTGCGCCGAGGCGACGGCCCTGAAGGCGACGTAGATAGATACCGAGCGACGCCTCGGGCAGCTTCGTGGAGAGGAATTGATCGAGCCGCAGCTGGTTGCGCCTCGCCACCTCCAGCAGATCGCCCGCGCGTAGCGTCACGCAGCTCATGCCGCCGAGCGCCGCGAGCATGGCGCGCTCTAGCTCTACTTGAAGATGATCGGCGAGCTTCACCATCTGCACCGCCGGCTGCGCCATCTGCTGCTCCAGGATCAAGGACTGTAGGAAGCAGGCCTCCTGCGTCGCGTTGACCTTCTGCATCTGCTCCTGCTGCCGCGCGAACTGCTCCGCCATCGTCGCCTGGGTGGCGGCGAGCAGACGCACCGCCTCGGCCAGCGATGCGAAGCCCGCCTTTAGCGCCTCGATGTCGCTCCGATTTACCTCTACCGTCTCGCCGGTGGAGATGCGCAGGATGAGATCCTCCGCCGCGTCGCGGAAGCGCTTGGCGCGCTCGCTGCGGATGAAGAAGCCGAGGCGGATGACGCCGCGCTTCGTCCAGAGGGTGGCGGACTGCTCACCGCCAAGGGTGTCACAGTTTGTGACGGCCCAGTGTTTCCCTTCGATGAGTTCGTCCGCGTGTCTCATCTGTTGATTACGGATCGCGGCGGGCGTGACGCCGTAGCCGCGAGCGACTTCCTTGGTGGTGACGAGGTATTCGTGGGCTTCGGACTGACGAATCGCGATGGCGTCGCCATCAATGATGATGTGTGTGTGTGTGGTGTTCATTTTTTGTTTTCCTTTCGGGAAAGTGGGAGAGGATCTTCGGCGCACATAAGCGCAGGGGCATCGTCATCGGGTATCGGGTAGCGGATGGCGGCGCCGGGGCCCTTGTCGCGCATGCGGCGAGCAAGCTGGGCAAGATCGTGAAGGATAGCGGCCAGATCAGCGTCATCCCGCGCGCAGTCGGCCAGGACGTGGATATCATCATCTGCTACACGATTGACCGTCACCTCGATCTCCGCCTGAGACCGACCGGCCCGCTCAATCTCGTCGCGTAGGTGAGCCACTAGAAGGCCAAGCGCCCCCGTCCGGTTGGGATATAGCGTGCAGATCGCCTTCAAAGTTTCAGTCGCGGGGCGTTCACCCGAATTAAGTCGAGAGACGGTTGCCGGATGTAGGCCGCATATTCGGGCGAGATTACCGCCAGTGACGTTCTCAGTTGCGATGAAGGCGGCCAGTGATTTTGCGAGGTGCATATTGCAGAAACTGCAAAAAAAGCAGGGTTCTGCAATTTTATTCTTTACGCACAGTCTGCAATAGTTGCAGATTCTGTTTAATGAACTACGAAAAGTTCCTCAATCAACAGCTCAAGTGGGTTCGCAAACACGGCACCGTCGAGTCCGTCGAAAAGCACAACTGGTGGATCGAGCAGATCGAGCAGTTGGCCAAGCGGGAGGCCGTAGAGTTTCCCGCACCGCCCGCCGTAGCCGCTCCCGCCGAGCAGCCCGCCCACGCCCAAGCCGCCTGAGCCCCGGCCCGAGCAACCAAGCAACCATGAGCGCCAAAATCACCAACCGAGATTTCCTGCAGGATCCGGCCTACTTCTCTTTCGGCCGCGCCACCGCGTTTCGCCACGCCGCCGCCCTAGCCGTTATCCACAAATCCCCCAGCCGGCTGGTGAAGACCCTCCGCGCTGCCATGCGGTATGAGGCCAAGGACGCCGTGCACTACGTGCGGAGCCTCAAAAAAGAAGCCTCCCTCGCCGCCTGAGCCATGCCCACCGCCGCCGAGATCCAGACTGATCTGCTAGAGCTGGCCTGGCGCCATCTGGAGGCCGCCGCCCGGACCACGGGAGCCCAGGAGCAGCGCCATCTGCGCAACTTTTTTGCCATCGCCGAGAGCCCCTGAGCATGAGCGACGCCCACCTTCACCCCCATCTGCGAGCGACGCTCGAGGCGATGCTCGATGAGCTGGAATCCTCGATGCTCGAGGTTGTGACCGCGCCCGCCCCCTCTGCTCGCCATGCCGGCCACTGCGTGCGCGTGGCCGTGGGCAAAAATGCCGAGTGGTATCGCCGTTTCTGCGCGCAGTTCCCGTCTTCGCGCCGCGATCAAAACCGCATCGGCCGGACCGCGATCAAGCGCCGCGAGACGCTCGCCGCCCTTCAGCACCTGCTCGCCGCCGATCCTGCCCGCTGCCCCACCTACGCCCACCGGCTGCTCGACGCCGCCCGCCGCTACTACCGCCGCCACCGTGCCGATGTCCGCGCCCGCCTCGATGAGGAGGCCGCCGCATGAAGGCGAACGCACCTCACGAGTGGGTGATCACGCTGCTGGGCAAGCGGCATCACAAAAGGGTCCGGTTTATCGGCCGGCTCGACGAGGCTCTAGCAAAGGCAGACGAGCTGGAATCAAACGTGCGGTGGGTGGTGCATCACTATGTGGTATCGCGCGGCAAGCGTGTGAAGGAGGCCGCCGCATGAGCGACGCCGACGCGCAGACGATCCTGGCCCGCCTCGATGCCCTCACCGTTGAGGTCCGCGCCCTGCGCTCCGAGCGCGCGGCGACGCCCACCGGCGACCTCAGCGTCGAGCAGTTCGCCCAGGCCATCGGCCGCAAGCCTCTCTACGTCTACCGCCGGATCGCGAGTCGCCAGATCGCGGTCCGCACCGGTGGCAAGCCCTACCAGATCCCGTCCGATCAGGTCGCGAAATTCCGCAAACCCACTCGCACCACATGAGCACCCCCGCCCTCCCCATCGGAACCCTCGTCGAGCAGCCTGCCTCGCTGGGCAAGCCGCGCCCGCCGCTGATGAAGCGGATGTGTGCTCGTTGCGAGCTCGTCCTGGGCTGGGTCGTTTGCAGCTCCGATCAGGCCGGGCAGATCACCCACACCAGCTGCCAGACCTGCTTCGAGAGGGAGATGACCGCGCTCGCGGACTACTTGGCCAACCGCGCCGCCCACGCCCTCGCCGACGAATACTCGCTCGACGTAACGCCCCGCCGTAACGGCGCGCAAAACCTTTAATCCATGAGCACCGATAACACCCAGCCCTTCGCGGGCCTGTCAGTCCAGGCGGTGGCAGATGCCACCGGCCTGTCGAGAGCGACGATCTACCAGGCGGCCGAGCACCAGAGCCTCGGCGTGCCAGCCCACTTCACCTACCAGCACGGCACCGTGGTCTACAGTGCCGCTGGGCTTTGCCGGCTGGTGGAGGGCCTCGATCAGCTGGGACAGTCGCTGGCCAGCAAGGTGCTGGCTGCCCGTCTGACGATGGAGCGGCAACGAGCCGCCACCGCCGCCGGTGTGACTTCGCCCGACACCGCCCGCTCCGAGCTACGACGCTGGGATATCGCGCACGAGCTCCAACAGGAGGCAGCCGCCGCATGATCTCCTACCTGCCTACGATCCCGCGCAGGCATGGTCGCATCTGCGTCGCCGGCGCCTACTTCCCCGGCCAGATCCCGCCGGCCAGCGTGAAGCTGGCGAAGCCCTCTGGCATCCGGCCGCCGGATCGATTGTTGAAAAAGAACGCCAGGAAGATCACCCGCACCCGCGCCGAGGTGAAAGCGCGCCGAGCGCGGGTGGTTGAGGCTTACCTGCGTTTAAAGGTCGGCCGCTTGGTGGCAGATGAGCTGAAGCTGGGCCTGGGCTACGTTTACAAGGCGCTGAAGCTCTCCGGAATCACGCCGGCCTCGTGCAAGGAGTCGCCGCGATGAGCGCGCGTCACACCACGATCACCGGCGTCGATTGGGCCCTAGCGCTGCCTGCCGCTCGGGCTCGCAGGGCGCCGGAGGCCGTGCAGGCGCGGCTGTTTTCCGGGCCGGTCTGCCCGATCTGCGGCCGCCCCGGGCTGCACCGCGAGCTGACTGGTGGGACGGAGATCACGCACAGCGCCACGGAGCGCTGCTGGCACCCCGCCGCCGCCTGTGGTAACGTTACCACACGAGAGGAGGCCGCATGAGCCATCCCGAGACCGATGCGCACGAGGCCCGGATCGCCAGCGTGCTCGCCCGCAAGGCCTCCCAGCTGGGCTACGAGGCCCCGAGCGTGACGACCTACACGCCCCTGTCCGCGCTGCTGGCCAGCGAGGATGGCGCCGATGAGGACGAGCGCCAGGCGCGCAGCGAGATCGTGGGCAAGATGCTCGATTTTATCCTGCAAGACGGCGCCCACCCGGCTAAGGCCATGAAAAACCTTTACGCGATCGTGCACGCTCTCCGGCCGCAGGCGCTACCGGGCAAGTGGACCTGCCAGGACATCGCCGATCTCTTCGGCGAAACGAAGGCCGCCCATTCCTGGCGCGTGAAGCAGCTCTGCGGCCCGAAGCTCAAGGGCGCGAGGCCGATCAAGGCGCGCTTCCAGAAGGCCGCAAGCGCCACCGCGAACTATTCCGCCGCCCAGAAGGGCAACCACAACCGCCGCCACGGCCTCGCCCGGCCGGACGAGCGCAAGGCCGCCTAACGTTTTCCCAATCCGAAGCACCACATGAAAAACACACAGACCCTAGATCAAATCGCGATCGGCGACCTACGCGCCTCGAAAACCAACCCTCGCAAAACCTTCGCGCCCGGCCCGCTAAAGGAGCTGGCCGACAGCATCCTGACGCAGGGGATCCGCCAGCCCATCCTCGCCCGGCCGACCTGGAACGCAGCCACGCCCTACGAGATCGTCGCCGGCGAGCGCCGCTACCGCGCAGCGCAGCTGGCCGGCCTCGCCACCGTGCCCTGCCTGGTGCAGGACATGAGCGATCGCGAGGCCCTCGAGGTCCAGGTGGTGGAGAACCTCCAGCGCAGCGACCTCACCGAGATGGAGGAGGCGCAGAGCTACCAGTCCATGCTCGAGCTGACGGACGACGCCGGGGCGCCGGTCTACACCGCCGAGCTGCTGGCCGAGCGCTTCGGCAAGGAAAAGACCCACGTCTACCGACGCCTCGCCCTCCTCCGCCTGATCGACACCGGCCGCGAGGCGCTGGCGAGTGGCCAGCTGGGCGCGACCGCCGCCGTGCTGGTGGCCCGCATCCCCTCACCCGAAGCCCAGGCCGAGGCGCTGAAGAAGATCCTCCAGCCACAGTTTCGCCAGCAGCCGCTAAACTTTGCCGAGACGCGCGAGCTGATCGCCCGCGACTTTTTGCAGGGCCTGAAGGGCGCGCCTTTCAAGCTCGATGACGCCGCCCTCGTGCCGGCCGCCGGCGCCTGCGCGGCCTGCCTAAAGATGAGCGACAACTGCGCCCACCTCTTTAGCGCCGAGGAGGCCGAGCAGTTCAAGAAGAAGAAGGTCTGCACCGACCCCGCCTGCTACCGCGTGAAGCTCGATGCGCTCTGGAAAAAGCGGACGGAGAAGGCCGCCGCCGAGGGCAAAACGATCCTCGATGAAAAGCAGAGCCGCGTGCTCTTCCCCGACCACGTCGAGGAGGGCGCCATGGCCTACAACTCGCCCTATGTTTTCCTCAACGAAAAGCCCGCCGAGTATCTCCTGAAGCCCGAAGTGGTGGCCAACGTGGGCACCTGGCGCAGCCTGATCGACGAGGCAGAGAAGAAGAGCGTGGAGCTCGCCCTGGCGGCGTCGAAGGACAAGATCCTCGCGGACGACAGCCTCTCTTCGACCGAGAAGAAGGACGCGATCGCGCTGCTCGAGAAGTCGCCGCCGGAAGGCGCGCTGGTGCCCCGCATCCTCGCGCGCGATCAGACCGGCTCGGCCCGCGAGATCGTGGACCGCGTGCTGGCGATGACGATCATCGAGGCCTCGGGAGAGCCGATCTTCCAGGGCAAGGTCACCGGCAACACAGGAGGCGGCGTCAGCCAATTCGACAAGGAGCGCAAGGCCCACGTGGAGGCAGCCAAGCTGCGCCTGGCGGAGAATATCGAGGCCATCACGCGGATCCACGGAGAGCTGACGGCGATCTGGCAGCCGAGCGGCGTGTGGGAAGGCCTCTTCGAGGTGGCGATGGGCCATGCCGGACACGACGGCGTGTGGCTGATCGCGAAGTGGCAGGGCCTGAAATACCAATCCGAAGGGACCAACCTCTACGACGTCGTGGGCGGATGGGCTGCCGGCCTGCCAGCGGAGGAGCGCCAAGCGCTGGTGCCTCTGCTCCTGATGGGCGTGACCCTCAAAAACAGCGGACCCGGCGAGGAGCTGGAAACCTTTGCGCAGGCCTGCGACATCCCGTGCGACCTGCACAGCATCACCAAGACCGCCCAAGCTGCGCTCAAGAAGGTGAAGCCCCCCAAGGAGGCGAAGGCGCCGAAAAAGACCAAGGCCGAGCAAAAGGCCGAGGCCGACGCAGCGCATGCGGCCGGCTTTGAGTGGAACCAGGCCGGAGTCGCCACCAAGCCCGACGTGGAGGATGTGCTCGGCGCCAGCGACATGCCGGAAGGCACGAAGTGCGAGGTCGCGGTGGCCTTTGCCCCCGATGGCTTCTGGCGCTTCGGGCTGGATCTCCAGTCGCGCACCGAAGGCAAGGCCGCGCAGGGCGGCCTGCCCTCGCTGGCGGGCGAGAAGTTCAAGACCTACGACGATGCGATGGTGGCGGGATTCCACGCCGCGCTGCCCTTCTTCAAGGACGATCCGGCGGCCTTCCGCGTGGTGGCGCGCGATTGCGATCGCGACGTGGTCGAGGAGATCGAGGGCGAGGGAGGTGGAGCGCCAGTCACCGCCAAGGCGCCAAAGGTGAAGCGTGGTAAGGTCACCCCCGAGGTCGAAGAGCAGGTGAAGATCGTGCATGAGGAGGGCAAGCCCGCCCAGGAGATCGCCAAGGCGCTCGGGCTCAGCGTGCCAGCGGTCCAGAACATCAAAAAGAAGTTCTACCCGAAGACCCCAGCGGAGCCGGCCGCGACCGAGCCCGCCATGCCGACTATCGATATCGCCACCGCCCGCGAGCAGCTGCGGACCACGATGGCCGAAGTGTTTGCGGGGGCGACTGCCTCCGTCCTGGCAAAAATCCTGGCCAAATACGCGAAGCGCGTGGGCAGCAAAGGCTCTGGTCTGGATGACCTCACCTACGCGCAGATCGGTAAGATCCTCGAGATCTTCGCCCAGGCCAAGATCGGGCACCGGGCCATGAAAACGAAGGTCACCACCGCCGACCTCCTCGCCCAGGAGAACACCGCATGAGCGCCGCGATGGCCATCCGCTGCGGTTGCTGCGGGGTCACCACCGACGCCTCGGTCGCGCTCTTCGACAAGGAGATCCAGGCCCACGTCTGCCCGGAGTGCCGCCTCGAGATGAAGCAGGCGGTGGCCCAGCTCTCGCGCTCCTACTCCGCCGATGGAGACCGCATCAACATCCGCGGTTGCTACACCGGCCGCGACGCCGGCGACAACCAAGTGACCATCCCACCTCCTACCGAACTCTAACCATGTCCTCCTACTACCTGAACGATACCCACCAGATTATCAGCCCGCTCGGCCAAGTGGTGGCTGACTGCCACGGCAGCGCAACCGTGCGCGGCCGCCGCGACGCAGAGACAATGCTGCGCGCGCTCAACCACGAGCCGGCCCGGCTCCAGACGCTGCGCCGGCTCCGGGCCCTAGCGGAGGTCTTGTCGGAAAGCGGCGAGGCAACGGAGGACAACTTCCGCCGGCTGGCCGGAATCGTCGCAGAGCTGACCGAGGAGGCCGCTCGATGAGACTGATGAGCTTCAGCCTCACGACCTGCCAGATGCTCGCAGGCACCAAGAGCGTCACCCGCCGGATGGGGTGGCATTGCCTGAAGGCCGGAGACCGCGTGATGGCGTGCGAGAAGGTGATGGGCCGCCGCAAGGGCGAGCCGCTCGTCCGCCTTTTCCCGATTAAGATCCTGAGCGTCCGCCGCGAGCGGCTCGACTCGATCCAGATGGATCAGACCTACGGCGCCCTCGAGGTGCGCCGCGAGGGCTTCCCTGAGATGACGCCCTGGGGATTTGTCCGCTTCTTCATCAAAAGCCACAAGGGCTGCGAAGAGTTCACCATGGTGACCCGGATCGAGTTCCGAAGGGAGATCCCCTAGGGTGAACCACGGCCCAAAAGTCCCCTTGCCCGAGCGCATCCGTCGCTACATCGCGGCCATGCCACCGTCCATCCAAGGAGCCGGCGGAAACGCCGCCTTCTTCAACGTGGCCCGGACCCTGATCCACGGCTATGGCCTCTCCCAGGAGGAGGCGCGGCCCTACCTCGACGACTACAACTTCAGCAGCTGCAACCCGGCGTGGAACGAGACCGAGATCAAGCGGATCCTCCGCAACGTGGACGCCGCCCAGAGCAAGTGGGGTCGAGGTTACCTGGTCCGCGAGAACGACTGGAAGCCCACCGCGCAGCAGCGCAAAAGCATGGGCATCCCGACCGAGACCGAGGTCCGGAAGAAGGTGGAGTTTGAGCTGGAGCGGTTGAAGAAGATCGCGGCGCCGTATCGCGACGTCGTCACCGGCCCTTGGCTGGCGAATCGGAGCACGGTGGATCCGTCCACGGTCTCGGCCACCAGGTTCCTCGAGCTGCTCTACCCGGGCGGCGCGGAAAAGATTCTGGTATTTGAAAACGAATACAGCCAAGGCGAGGCGCTCTGGCCGGTGGACGCCGTGCCCACGGACGGCAAGTGCGGCATCTGGTTCCTGCCCCAGCCGGTCTGCGGCGAGTATCGGCCCAACCCCGAGGGCAAGCCCGGCCCGAACGGCGAGGAGCCCAAGCCCTCGCGCCGGATCTGGCGCTGCGTCGACTCCTTCCGCTACTTTGTCCTGGAGTCGGACAAGGCACCCATGCGCGACTGGCTCGGCTGGATCGTGCAGGTGCCGCTCCGCATCGAAGCCCTTTACACCAGCGGCTCGCGCTCGATCCACGCCCTCATCCGCGTGGACGCGCGGACGAAGGAGGAGTGGGACGAGATCAAGCGCCGCATGATGCCCTTCCTCGTGGCCTCCCTGATGTGCGGAGCCGATCGCGGGACCTGGAGCGCGGTCCGCCTCTCGCGTCTGCCGGGCTGCCTGCGACGCGGGAAGATGGTGCCGGTGCTGAACGACCGGGGCGAGCAGATGCTCGACGTGCGCGGCAAGCCCCAGCGCCGTCACCAGACCTACCCGGTGCCGGGAGAGCAAAAGCTCCTCTACTTCCGCCCAGGCGCGGATCCACGGCCAATTTGCGAGCGGCCGGTGGAGCGGGACGTCGAGAGCAGCTGGTGCACAGCGGCCGCCGAGATGCTCGACGGCGTGGATAGAGGACCGACCAGGGACGAGATCGTCCATAGCCTCAGCTATTACCAAAAAGGCAGCACGGCCTGCGCGGCCGCGCTCCAAAAACTCCAAGAAACTCAGTGAGCGACCCCACCAATCAAAACGACATCGACGTAGCCAACGCCTGGGCGAGGCGGCAACACGGCGCGGAGGTCGATGCGGCCGCCGCGTCGATGGGCCTCAGCGTGGCCAAGGATCCACCGAAGGCTGGCGAGGACCAGCGCATGTGGGTGGAGCTGCCCGGCCGCGACAACCGCGTGATCGCGGACTTCGCCAAGGACATGCTGGCGGCCCTGTCGGAGCATCCGATCTTCCGCCGCGAAGGCGTGGTGATGACGATCGATCCGACCACGGGCCTCCTCGATCCGATGGACGCCACCCGCTTCCTGACCTGGATCTCGAAGCACGTGGTGGTTTTTGAGGACGTGCTCGTCGGCGGTGGGAAGAACAAGCAGATCGTCCGCAAGGTGCGAGACATGCCCGAGGTGGTGGCGAAGGCCACGCTCCGGAGCGACGACTTCCGCTACGGCCTGCGACCGCTGACGCGCGTCAACCTGGTGCGCATGCCGGTCTTTCGCCGCGATGGCGGCCGCTGGCTCCTCGAGGAAGGCTACGACGAGGAGAGCGGCATCTACACTATGCCCAGCGACGTGAAGATCGACGAGACGATGAAGATCGAGAAGGCCCGCGCCATCATCGAGGACTACTACTCCGAGTTCCAATGGGCCGACGTCGATCCAAAGACGGGCCAGAGCCGGTCGAAGAGCGTGGCGATCTGCGAAGCGGTGGCGCTCTTCGGCATGGGCCTGCAGTCGATCGAGGCGTCGAGGATGGGCTTCGTGTTTCGCGCCAGCGCGGCCGGCGGCGGCAAGTCGCTCCTTGCGCAGATGGGCATCGTCCCCAGCTACGGCCTGCCCGAAACTACGACCCGTGCAAACGAGGACGAGTTGCGCAAATCGCTCGACTCGGCCGCGCTCCAGGGCTCGCCGTATCTCTTTTACGACAACCTCAAAGGCCACCTCGAGAGCGCCCTGCTGGAGGCATTTGTGACCTCGCCCGTCTGGGGCGGCCGCGTGATGGGCACGCAGCAAAAGTTCCGCGCTCGCAAGGGCACGATCCTCCTGGTGACGGGCAATAACCTCAGCCTTTCGCCCGATCTCCAGCGCCGCATGCTCCAGTGCGACGTGCACGTGGAGAACTTTGACCTCCAGGAGAAGCAGCACCGCCGCGACCTCAACCCCGTCGTCCTCAACCGAAACGAGATCCGGAGCGAGTTCCTCAGCGCGCTGTGGGCCTTCATCCGCCATTGGGACGACAACGGCCGGCCCAAGGCGGGCGAGGAGGGCAAGCCCTACCGCGTCGCGACCTTCGCCGAGTGGTCGGACATCTTCGGAGGCGTCGTCCAGGCGGCCGGCTACGGCAACCCGCTGGTCAAACCACCCGAGGAGCAGCAGGCCGACCAGAAGACCCCGCATCAACGCCGGCTGGTGGAGCTGATGGGCAAGCACCTGGGCGAGCCCAAGGAGAGCGGCGACGGGATCACCGAGTCACTGGCCTACACGTTCCAGGAGATCGTCGACCTCTGCTACGAGAGCGAGCTCTTCGAGTTCATGATGGGCGAGGGCAAGGCCGACTACAAAGAGGATGGCCAAACCCTCCGTCACTACCTGCTCAAGCCCTCGGCCGCGAGTCGCATGGGTCGGATGCTGACGGACGAGATGTCCGGCAAGACCGGCCGCGTCTTCACGGTCGGATCCCGCCGCGTGCGCTTCCAGAAGGAAGGCGACGGCCGCAACAAGGTCTACCGGGTCTCGCTGATCAAGGCGACGGCCTGAGAGCCGCGCCTATCCCCACCAGCCCAGCGGCCGCCGCGCGAGATCTCGCCGGCGGCCGCTTCGTTTTACGGTAACGATACCACAGTCTGGCGCACGGTTCGGGCCGCCACGGCCGCCGGCGCGATCGCCGCAGGGGTCCGCCCCTCACCCATGCAGGTGACCCGTGCATAGGTCCTGCCGGCGTTGCTAGATCCTGCCTTTCCGGTCGGTCGGGTCGGCCGCTGCAGCGGTTGACCCGACCGACCGGCCCCCGCCGCCCCCGCTCCCCCTCGGTTTTGAGTAAGGACCTCTGCGACCCGTGCGAAACCTGCCCTTGCATAAGGTGGCTGCCATCGGGCTTTTGCTTCACCGGCTGCATAGGTTGCATAGGTTGCAGGGGACTTTTGCACTTTTAACCAAAGAAGAGCACCAAAGCATGCCCAGAAAAGGCCCGTGCGACCCCTGCACCCTGCCCCGGGTGGGGGGGTAAGGAATCTTTTACCCCGCCGCCCGCCTCAGCACGGGTTAACCGACCCGACCTCTTTTTTTGCACGCGCGGCCCGTTTTTTCCTTTGCACCTTTGACACCACGCACGAGGCGTGAGCGAAAAACGAAGCGCGTCCTTAGTCTTGGAGAATCTGCCCTTGGTGGATCTGCGTCCGCATCCGCGGAATCCGCGCGAGCATCCGGAGCCAGGCACCGAGGGATGGGAGAAGCTGAAGAAAAGCCTCGTCGACGCCTACTTTGACCCCGTCGTCTGGAACCGGCGCAACGGCCTGCTCGTTTCCGGTCACCTCCGCCGCAAGGTCCTCCTCGAGCTCGGCTACACGCACGCCGTCGCCGTCGTGGTCGACTGGGACGAGCCGCGCCACCTGGCGAAGATGATCGCCGCCAACCAAGGCGCCGGCAAAGACGACCGCTCCGGCCTCCGCACCATCCTCGAGGAGCTGCAGCTCGGCGGCGCCGACCTCGCCCTGACTGGCCTTCCCGACGTCCAGATCTCGAAGCTACTCCCGCCCCCTGAGACTAACCAACCTGCATGGGTCGAACCGGCGGCGGCTTGCGCCACCGTGGAGACGCGGACGGGTGACATCTACCTGCTCGGTCCGCACCGGCTGCTCTGCGGCGACTCGACCCGCCCGGAGGACGTCCAGCGGCTGCTCGCCGGCGACGTCGTCGATCAGGTCGTCACGGATCCGCCCTACGGCGTCGACTACGTCGAAAAGGAGCGGGCCATGAAGGGCGAGAGCGCCCACCGCCCGATCGCCAACGACGACCTCGCCGACTACCGGCGCTTCTTCGGCGCCTTCCTGGCCGCCATCCCCTTCGCCCCGAAAAACACCGTCTACGTCTTCATGAGCGGGCAGGAGCTGCACAACGTCCGCCTCGCCATGGACGACGCCGGCGTGACCTGGGGCGACTACCTCGTCTGGGTGAAGAACGGCCAGGTGATGGGCCGGAAGGACTACCACCCGAAGCATGAGTTCATCGTCTACGGGTGGAAGGGCGCCCACCGCTTCTATGGCGGCATCGGCGCGGCCGTCATCGATGACGAGCTGCCCGCCGCTAAGATGAGCAAGGCCGCCCTCGTCGCCGAGATCGAGCAGCTGCGCGACTTCCGCCGCTCCGTCCTTCGCGAGGACAAGCCCACCGTCAACGACCTCCACCCGACCATGAAGCCGGTCAACCTCGTCCGCCGGCTGCTCATCGATGGCAGCGCGCCCGGCGCCGTCGTCTTTGATCCGTTCAACGGATCCGGCACCACGCTCCTGGCCTGCGACCTCGTCGAGCGCCGATACCGCGGTATCGAGATGGAGCCCGCCCACGTCGACACCACCGTCCGTCGCTGGCTCGCCCTCGGCGGCGGCCGCCGCGCGCGGCGCCTTCGTCCCGTGTCCGAAGACCGCCAGATCCAGGGCGCCGCCGAGACGCTCGGCCTAAGCGGGGCGGCCGACGTCACGGCCCTGTTTTCATGACCCTCCCCGCTCTCAACACCGACCTCGCCGAAGCCCTGGCCGATCTCGACCGCCGCCGCGATCGCGCGGGCCCGCAGTTCGGCGCGCCCGCGAATCGTTTCCAGACCGTCAAGGCCGTCGAGAAGGTGAACCGCGCCGGGATCCGCAACCTCATCCGCCCCGAGAACGCCGCGCAGATCCTCCCGCACCTGCCCACCGACGACACCGAGCGCCTTCACGCCCTCCTCCGTGGCGACTTCGTCCTCTTCGACCTCATCCCCGCCATCATCGGCGCCCTCGGCCCGGTCGGTCACCTCCGCATCGCCACCCTCGGCCTCAGCGCCGCCAACGCCACCGGCCTCGCCCGCCTCCTCGCCACCGGCCGCGTCGAGCGCCTCACCCTCGTCGTCTCCCACTACTTCCAGCAGGTCGACAAGACCACCGTCTACGCCGCCGTCTGCGCCGCCCTGGCGCCCCACGGCGTCACTCCCGTCGTCACCCGCAACCACGCCAAGGTCATCCTCCTCCCTTTCCGCGACCGCCCCGACCGTCTCACCCTCGAGGGCTCCGCCAACCTCCGCAGCTCCGACAACGTCGAGCAACTTTGCGTTTTCAACAACGCCGTCACCCACGACTTCCACGCCGCCTGGATAGACGAGATCGCCGCCTACTCGCGCCCCGCCGCCGACCATGTCTGAGCCCCTTCCAGACACCACGCTCCCGCCCGACTCCGCCGCCAAGGTCCTCGGCGCCGATCTGCGCAACTCCGTCGCCCAGGTCGCCGCTGGCCAGCGTCTCCCCGAGGCTGACCGCGCCCGCCTCGAGACCACCGTCCTCACCGATGCCGACCCCGACACAGTCGCCCGCCTAGCCCGAGAGCGCCAGGCCAACCTCCTCAAGATCTGGTCCACCGGCCGCCGCCGCCTCAACCCCGCCGAGCTGAAGGAGCTCGAGCCCATCCTCCCCCGCGAGATCCTCGCCCGACCCCCGACAAAAAAGGCCGGCTACCAGCACCCGCTCGCCCACTACGTCGAGATCTACCAAGCCGCCGAGCGCACCCTGAAGCATTGGATCGCCCTCGGCCGCCAGGCCCAGCCCGAGCCCGACCTCCCCCCGCTCGACGAGCCCGCCCAAATGAAGGCCTGGTATGCGCGGCACAAAAAAAACCGCGTCCCCGACCACCTCGTCCAGCTCGCCGCCCAGTCGGCCCGCCTTGAAACCGCCGATCCCGGCTGCCCGCCCTGGAGCTCGCCACCGCCCGCCGCGGCTTGTGGTAACGTTACCACAGCCGCCACCTCTGCCGTCGCTGCCACCGCTGGCTCCGTGTTGCCCTCGGCACCGCCGACTCCCCGCGTCGCCACCGGCTTCTCCGCCACCCTTGAGCGCTTGCGCGATGCCGAGGCCGCCGCCGGATCCAAATACACCGAGCTTATCCTCGCCGGCAAAGACGCCGAGGCCGAGGTCGCCGAGCGCCGCTGGCAAAAGCTCCGCAACGATCTCCGCGCCTACGAGCGCGACGCCCAAGAAGTGCTCGCAGCCCAGGGCAAGCTCTGGCCCGCCGACGAGGTCACCGCTGTCTTGCACGAGATCCACACGCCGCTCCGCGACGGCGTGCTCGCGCTTTTCGACCGCATCGAAAGCCAGCTCGACACGCTGCCCCGCAACGACCGCCGCAAGCTCTACCGAGGCGAGGTCAACCGCCTCTTCGCCGCCCTCGTGGCAAACAAGTTCACCGCGCCCCCCGCGCCAGATCTCGCCGCCGCATGACTCACACCGCCCGCGTCCTCCTCATCGTCACCGTCGTCCACCGTCACGACACCCTCGACCGCGCCTTCGCCCCCCTGATCGCGATATTCCGCAACCATGATTTCCCCATCTGGGAGGAGTCGTGGAAAACCTTCGACGCCTACCTCGCCGCCATCGCCCGCGAGATCGGCGACGTCGATGGCTGGCTCAACTGGTTTGTTTACGAGAACGACTGCGGCCGGAAAAAGATGCAGGCCCGCGCCGCCGCTTGGCCCGAGCTTCGCCCCATCTCCACCGCTCGCGCTCTCGCCCGCCTGATCGAGGCCGATCTGCCCCGCACATGATCTCCACCGCCCCCGAGATTCGGATGGCGCTCGTCGCCGTCCTCTCGCGCATCTACGCGCCGGCGAGTGAGGAGAGCCTGCTCGATTGGGCCTGCCGTGTCCTCGACATCCCGAAGGAGGAGTCGCCCGACCGCGCCGGGCCCTTCCGCGTCGATGACCTCCCGCTGATCGTCCGGCTCTTCCAGTTCATCAACAACCCCGACGAGCGCGAATTCATCGTCCGGAAGAGCGCGCAGAAGGGCTTCACCCTGGCGTGCCTCATCATCATCGCCTACTACTACGCCACCGGCCGGCCGCGTAATATCATCTACGGCATGCCCGCCGGCAAAGACGCCGCCGATATCTGCCGCCGCCTGGTCCGCCTCCTCCGCCACAACCGGCTCGACGTCTTCAGCGAAGATCCCGACGACGTCACCAAACGCGTGCTACGCCTCCTCGGCGGCGACGTCCACTTCGTCGGCGTGGCCCCCTCCGACTACCGTGGCCGCCCGGCCGGCCTGGGCGCGATGGATGAACTCGACGCCATCGTCCGCGCGCCAAACCAGCCTCACCCGCTCGATCAGCTCCGGAGTCGCGTGAAGGACTTCACCGATTCAAAACTGATCGCCGGCGGCACGCCGCTCTCGTGGGATGGCCAGACCCAGCAGAACTACCTCACCGGCACCCGCGAGGAGTTGCACGTGCCTTGCCCCCACTGCGGCCATTACCAGCGGCTCAACTTCGACCGGCTCCGCTTCGACCACTGCCGCGACCTCGCCGGCGAGTGGGACTACCAAAAGGTTCTCGATCAGACCTACCTCGAGTGCGAGCTGCCCGGCTGCTCCCAACCCGAGCGCCGGATCCTGAACCACCACAAGCCCCAGATGCTGCGTTGCCACAAGTGGGTGGTGACCAATCTCGGCAAGGATGAGCACAAGCCCTACCCCGGCCGCGTCTCCGTCTGGGACGATGGCGACATGAGCAGCACCCGCCCCCAGCACACGTGGGGATCCATCGCCGTGAAGTTCCTCGAAGCCCAGGGCGACGTCTCCAAGCTCCGCAAATTCTTCAACGAGGACCTCGGCCTCCCGCGCCGCGAGCGCGCCACCGAGACCAAGCGCGACGACCTCCTCGCCCTCTGCGGCGCCTATCGCTACTGCGCCATGCCCGTGCCCCCGGCGAAAAACGCCGCCGGCCGCGCCGCCATCTTCATGGGCGTGGACAACCAGGAGATCGAAAAGAAGTGGGTGAAGGTCGGCTTCACCGAGAAGGGCGATCGCTACGTCCTCGACCACGGCGCGTGCATGACGCGCGACCAGCTGCTCCTCGAAGCCGACAAGCCCATCTTCATCGGCCACGAGCCCCCGGGCGATGAGGTCTTCGAGCGCGGCCGCGAGATCGCCCGCACCACCGGCCGCCACCTGCTCGACATCATGCGCGAGATCCACCCCGGCGAGTGGCACACCGTCGCCCTCGGCTTCTACGACGAAGGCTACGAGACCAACGAGGTCCGCGCCTGGTGTCTCTCCACCTCCGACCCCATGACCGGCGAGCTGCGCTTTTTTCCCTGCAAGGGCGCCGGAGCCACCACCGGCGGCCACTCACCCGACATCGTCGTCGAAAAGACCGGCCGCTTCTTCGTCGGCGAGCAGCCCATCACCGTTTACCACGTCAACGACTCCGACCTGAAGCACGAGCTCTACACCAACTGCATCGGCGACTTCGACCGTATCCGTCGCGGCCGGACGAAGCACCCGCGCCTCTGGTTCCCCGCCTACGTCGAGGACGAGTTCCTCCGCGAATTCCTCACCGAGCGCCGAGGCCAGAAGATGCATCGCGGCCGCATGGAGTGGCGCTGGCTCGAGCCCAAGACCGGCGAGCGCAACGACTACGCCGACGCCGTGAAATACACCTTCGCGCTCTGGCACGCCGTCCGCGCCCTCTTCGGCTGGATCGACACCACCCCCGTCATGACTCCGGACGGCAAGATTCTCCACGTCCGCGAGGGCGACACCGAGCCCCTCGATCCCGCCGACAAGGCGGTGGCCTACCTCACCAACGTCGGCGGCGACATCGAGGTCGCCAGCTTCGACGAGGACCACGACCCCGTCGGCCCCACGCTCCGCGAACGCCTCCTCGCGCGCGGCCTCGCCGAGATCCGCGACGGCCGCATCTACAACATCGCCACGCCGGATCCCGACGCTCCATCCCCGGCTTGACCTTCGCAACCGGTTGCGTATTCAAAGAGCCCCATGGATGCCGCCTCCCGCCAACTCATCTGGAACGATTTGCTCAAGCGCGGCCGTGCCGCCGGCTTCGTCAGGTTTGACCACGCCGGCGTCGCCGTGTTGGTCTTGGAGGATGCCAAGATCCAAGAAACCGACCCCGCCGGACAACCTGCCCCCGGGCCTGACGCCCGAGCTGCTGGAGCTGGCGAAACGCTACCTGGCTTCCCAGGCGGGCCGAGCGGGCAAAGGTAAGGCCAAAGCCCGCACCCCCGAGCAAGCCCGCGCCGCCGTCGAGGCGAGATGGGCCAAGGCCAAAAAGAAAAAGCCCATTTGACACCCGCCACCGCATAGCCGCTTCGCTCGCGGTGTTTTGGTTGCTCGGTCCTACCGGCCCGCCCCTCGCTCCGGGGCGGGCCGCATCGTTTCTACGCCCTGCGCTGCCCTCGGGCTTTGACACACCGGCGCTCGCATGGACTCGGACGCCAAGATCGAAATTGTTAAAGACGGCCTGCGTATCAAATACGCCGGCGACCTCACCGGCCTGCGAAGGCTCTTCACCGAGGTCATGGCCGGTGCCACGAAGTTCGTCGAGATCACCGGCACCAGCTTCGAGGGCGGCAGCGCCCAGGGCGTCCAGATCTTCGACCGCATCGAATACCTCGCCGCCGTGAAGGCCGTCCTCCGCGAGATGGACTCCACGCTCCCCGCGCCGCCGCCCGCCGGAGCGCTGGCCCACTTCGGCTACTCGCCCCTTCAAACCTGATCCCCGCCCATGTCTTCCCGAGCCGCCAGAAAAGCCGTCATGCGCGAGGCCCGCGCCATCGCCACCCAGTCCCCCGCCGAGCTGCTCCGCGGCGACGCGGCCCCCACCACGCCCGCGTGGGACGTCACCGCCTGGACCGGCGCCCTGGGCAACGGCCATCAAGGCGCCGACAGCTCCCGCATGCGCGGCTTCGTCTACTTCCCCGAGCTGGACACGCGGAAGGAGATCACCTCTTACAGCCGCACCGAGATCCTCCGCCGCTCCCGCTTCCTCTACGCCAACACCGGCGTCGCCCGCCGCATGATCAACGGCCTCTCCCGCATGATCGCCGGCACCGGCCTCGTCTATCAGGCCGCCACCTCGGACACCCAGTGGAACAAACTCGCCGAGGCCTACGTCGAGAACGTCATTCGTTCGCGCCACGCCTACGACCTCGGCGGCCGGTATAACGGCTACAACTCCCAGCGTGCCTCCCTCATCTTCCGCTTCCGCGATGGCGACTGCGCCCAGGTCCTCTCCCGCGACGAGCAGACCGGCGCCCCCCGCTTCGCCTTCTACGAGGGCCACCAGATCGGCACCTCCAGCATCTACACCTCGCCAGCCAGCACCGAAGGCTGGCGCGATGGCGTCTACCTCGGCCGGCACAACCAGCCCCTCGGCTACCGCATCCTCGGCGACGGCGACTACGCCGATCTGGATTCCGGTAGCGTCCTCTTCCAGTGCGACTACGAGCGCGGTGGCCAGCCCCGTGGCGTCTCCGCCCTCAGCCACGCCATCAACCACCTCCTCGATGCCACCGAGATCAAGAGCTACATCAAGGCCGGCGTAAAGCTGACCAACCTCAACGCCTACTGGATCGAGACCGCCGCCGGTGCCAGCGCAGGCGGTTCCACCCTCGGCAGCGCCGCCGGCGCCGCCGGCCCGAAGGTCAAAGTCGATACGCCCTCCGGCCCCATCAACCTCCAGAAGATCCTCGGCGGCGGCGAGATTCCCGCCCTCGGCGCAGGCCAGTCGATCAAGTTCAACACCTCTGCCAGCCCGCACCCCAACCAGATGGGGCTGCTGGAGCACCTCATCCGCGAGGCCTCGTGGGGCCTCCCCTGGGGCGGCATGGCCCCCGAGCTGCTGTGGAACATCACCGGCCTCGGCGGCGCGAATACCCGCTTCGTCATGGCCGACGCGCAGGGCTTCATCGAGTCCGGCCAGCAAGCCCTCGTGGACGACAAGTGCCAGCCCGAGGTCGAGTTCATCCTCGCCGCCGGCCTGCAGTCCGGCGCCCTCCGCCGCTGCCAGGATCCCGAGTGGTGGAAGGCCCGCTGGATCCTGCCCCCGCGCATCACCGTGGACTTCGGCCGTGATGGAAAACTCTACCTCGATCAAATCTCGCGCGGCGCCCTCACCTTCTCCCGTTTCCACGGCTGGAACGGTGCCGATGCTTACCCCGAGATCGACCGCTGGCTCGATGAGATGAAATACTGGAAAGACGGCGCCGTCAGTCGCGGCCTCGATCCCACCCTCGTCCTCGGCTCCGTTTACGGCCGCTCTGGCATTACCAGCCCCAACGCAGATCCGGCCCTGCCCACCGGCGACCAGGCCGACACCGGCGGCGAGAACGCCAACGACACCGAGGCCATGCTCACGGAGATCAAAAAGAACCCCGCCAAGGCCCGCGCCTTCCTCGACCAACTAGCCCGTCACGATTAAATGAATACGCCTCTCCGCCCCGCCTCCTCCAGCCGCCTGCTCAACGACTTCATCGCCTCCCCCGTGGGCATGAAGCCCGCGCACCACCTCGCCCTCATCGGCGATCTCCACGCCGGCCGCCTCGGCCCCCGTGCCTCCCTCACTCCGGGCAACCAGACCGTAAACGAGTATTTTGTCGAGGGCGCCAAGGGCCCGTGGAACGCCCCGCTCTACACCCTGAACGAGCAGACCGGCATCGGCCTGCTCGAGATCACCGGCCCCCTGATCAAAGGCTACGATGACTTCACCGCGTGGTGGTATGAGTGCGCGTCGATCGACCGCATCGACCGCGCCCTCGATGCGCTCTTCACCCTTCAGGCCGCTGGCCGGCTGCGCGCCCTGGTCGTCGTCCTCAACACCCCCGGCGGCATGAGCACCGGCATGCCGGAGCTGGCCGCCAAGCTCGCCGAGCTGGCCAACCGGATCCTCGTCGTCACCCACACCAGCGACACCGCCGCCAGCAACGGCATGCGCCTCGCCGCGTCTGGCACGCTCTTCCTGCCCACCGCCTCGGCCGTCGTCGGCTGCATCGGCACCTACATCGCGCTCTACAACTTCACCAAGCAGCTCGAAGAGATCGGCATCAAGTTGGAGTTGTATCGCGCCGGCAAATACAAGGGCTGGGGCCTCGAGGGCAAGGACACCACGGAGGAGGAGGCGGCCTTTGTCCAGGGCGAGGTCGAGCGCAGCAACGAGATCTTCCGCGACTTCGTGCGCTCCCGCCGCCCCGAGGCCCCGCTCGAAGCGATGGAGGGCCAGTGGTTCGACGGCGCCCGCGCCGAGGATTACGGACTGGCCGATGGCACGGTCACCGGCCTCCCCGAGGTGCTCCGCAAAGTCGCCGACACCCTCGCTGCGTCCTGATCCCTTTCCCCGATCCCGCCCCCATGGCTACGGCCCAAGGGCGCGCTACAGATCGAAAAGACCGCCAAACTGTGCGCACACGGAGGCGGCTCCGCACCTGGGTTTTACTGCGGCGCTCAGCTCGGCGGCGATACAACAGCCCGAGCACCCTCCCCTTCGACAGCCCCGCCTCCGCCTCACCGCCGGGGCTTTTTAGTGTTTTGCGGCAGCCCCCTATTTGACACCGCGCGGGCAGCAACCTCCCGCACATGAAGAAATCCCAACGCCTCCGTTTCTACGCGCTCATCTCCAAGCAGGCCCAGGGCTCCGCCGCCCTCACCGCCGACGAGTCCACCGAGCTTACCACCCTGACCGCCCTCGCCGCCGTTCATCCTAACGCCGCCGCCGATACCGACGATACCGCTCCGGCTCCGGCTCCTGCGGCCGCCGCCACCGCGCCGGCCACGACCGCGCCCGCCGCCACTGCCACGCCAGCCGCGCCCGCTCCCGTGGCCGCCGCCCAGGCTCCGGCCCCCATCGTCCGTGGCGACGTGACCAAGCCCGGCGTCTCCGCCCGCCTCGCCGCCGCCATGGCAGGCCTCGCCGGTGGCACCCCCGCCCTCGCCGCCGCCGCCCTCCAAACCGAGCAGCAGGCCCACACCGCCACCCGCGCCACCCTCACCCAGTCCCAGGCCGATCTCGCCACCGCCCGCGCGTCCCTGGCCTCCACCGAGACCGCCCTCGCCACCGTCTGCGGCTTCTTCGGCCTCAAGCCCGAGGAGATCTCCGGCAAGACCGAGAAAGAGACCGACGCGCTCCTCGCCGCCAAGATCTCCGCCGCCGCCACCGAGAAGCTCGCCAGCCTCGGCGTCGCCCCCGGCCGGCTCCCGGCCCCAAAGCCCGGCGGCAGCGCCGACTCCAAGACGATCACCTCCGCCGAGTTCGCCGCCCTCACCCCCGCGCAGAAGTCCGACTTCTCCGTCAAGGGCGGCCGCATCGCCGACTGATCCACTTTTGACACGCCACCCGTAACAACTTCCACCCGCCTCCACTAAGCCTCTACTACCATGCCTACCGTCCTCACCAATCTCGTTCCCGACGCCTACGTCGCGATGAACGTCGTCAGTCGCGAACTCACCGGCCTCATCGCCTCCGCCAAACGCATGCCCAGCGTCGAGCGCCTCGCCATCGGCCAGTCCCTCCGCAGCCCCGTCGTCCGCGTCAACACCGCCGGCAAGGACATCGTCCCCTCCATGACTCCCCCGGCCGCCGCCGAGCAGACCGTGGACAACGTGCCCTTCGTCCTCTCGAAGAGCCGCGCCTTCCCCTTCACCTGGAGTGGCGAGGACCAGACCTCCGCCAACGCCGGCCCCGGCGCCCTCACGATCGCCCAGGATCAAATCGCCGAGGCCATCCGCGCCGCTGTGCGTGAGATCTCCGCCGATGGCTGGGCCGCCGCCCGCGTCCGCGCCTCCCGCGCCTTCGGCACCGCTGGCACCACCCCCTTCGGCACCAACCTCGGCGAGAGCGCGCAGGTGCGAAAGATTTTAGACGATAACGGCGCGCCTCCCAGCGCCCGCTCCCTCGTCATCGATACCACCGCCGGCGCCGCCATGCGCACGCTGCTTAACAGCCCGCTCAACGCGAACAGCGGCCTCAACGTGGACGTCACCCGCCAGGGCGTGCTCCTCGATATTAACAACTTCGCGATCCGCGAAGAGGCCCAGATCGGCCAGGTCACCAAGGGCACCGGCGCCAGCTACCTCGTCAACAACGGCGGCGGCTACGCGGCCGGCGCCACCGCCATCACCGTGGATACCGGCACCGGCACCATCCTCGCCGGCGACGTCATCACCTTCGCGGGCGATACCAACCGCTACGTCGTGGCCACCGCCCTCGCCTCCAACGTCGTCACCCTACAGGCCCCCGGCCTCCGCCGCGCCGTGGCCGACAACGCTGCGATCACCGTCGGCAACGACTACACCGCCAACCTCGCCTTCAGCGACAACGCCCTCGTCGTCGGCACCCGCCTCCCCGCCAGCCCCATGGGCGGCGACGCCGCGATCCTGCGTGAGACGCTCATCGACCCGCGCACCGGCCTGGCCTTCGAGCTCTGCGCCTACCCCGGCTACAAGATGATCCACTACGAGATCGGCATCGCCTGGGGCTGGGCCGTCGAAAAGCCCGAGCACCTCGCCCTCCTCCTCGGCTAAGTTCTTTCTGGCGCGTTTTCCGCGAGTTCTCGCGCCGGATCATGGGGAAAAAGAAGAGCCCGTCCGCCCTCACCGGCGGGCGGGCTTTTTCGTGCTGTGGTAACGTTACCACACGCGCGCTTTGACTCTGCCTCCGCTACATGAACCGCGCCGACATTGCCGCCTTCGCCGCCGAGGCCGCCTCCAGCCGCCGAGAAGCCTTTGGGGATCCCGATTGCACCTACGCCGGCCGCGCCCTCTGCGTCACCCACTCCGCCGTCCGCAGTCACCGCGACATCGCTGCCGCCGGCTTCGAGACCATGCCCGACTTTGTCGGCCGCGTGGACATGGCAGCCTCCCCCTGGTTCACGCCCGCGAGCGGCGCCAAGATCATCATCGACGGCCAAGCCTACAAGCTCGGCGAGATCGCCAAGATCCAGCTCGGCGGCGAGTGGTGGTTCTCCCTCAAGAAAGCCTGACCGTGCCCGCAGACCTCCAGCTCCGCGCCGCCGGTTACCAGGCAGCCCTGCGCGCCCTGGTCGCCGCCGCCCCCGTCTCGACCGAGCGCGTCCTCCGCGCCGAGGCTGGCTCCATCCTCAAGACCTGCGCCGCCCGCACCAAGGTCGCCAAGGCATCCGCCATCACGACCAACGAGCGCCTCCGCGTCATCAAGGATCTCGGCTACTCCCACGGCCGCTCCGGCGGCTTTGGCATCGCCATCAACGCCGGCATCCGCGGCGCCTTCGGCAAAGTCTGGCGCAGCACCACCAAGAAGGACGGCACGTGGGGCCTCCAGCAGACCCACGACTCCAATTTCCGCCCGCTCAACCGCCACTTTGGCGACGCCGTCTGGACCGACCTGAAGGAGGCCGTCGAGGACTTCCGCTACGCCGCCGCCAAGCGCGTGCCCGCCGCCAAGCAGTCCGCCGGCCTCGCCCGTCAGTCCTGGGTGCAGATCGCCGACAGCCTCGGCATCGTCCTCGAGAACGTCCCCGGTGGCGGCCTCTCCGGCGCCGGCCTCGCCAAGGCCCGCGCCGCCCTCGCCAGCAACGGCCGCACCTACATCAACGGCACCTCCGATCAGGAACGCAGCGCCCAGGGCTTTCTCCTCCGCCTGGTCAACCGCCTGCCCTTCGGCCCCGCCGCCGGCCTTGATCAGATACTCCTCACCGTCGTCGCCGGTCGCGCCGCCTACTTCGAGCAGAACGCCGCGCGCGGCGTCTTCGACGATATCAAGAAACTCCTCCGCGCCTACCCCGGCCTCACCCTCAATAACTGACGAACCACGAGCTAAACGCGAAAACCGCTGAAAAGCGGAAACGCTAAAATCCAATTTCAACTTTTCCGCGTTTCAACTTTTCCGCATTTTCCGCCATGTCCCCCAACGAGATTTTCCAATTCGAGCTCAACATCGAACGCCAGGCCGTGGGCCTCCTCATCGCCGCCGGCGCAGGCGACTCCACCACCATCCGTGGTCGCCTCGATGACGAAGAGTTCGCCAAGGATGCCGAGGGCGTCGAGCTCCCCCGCCTCTCCGTCGAGGCTGGCATCTTCACCAAGGCCAGCGGGCAGATGGCCTTCACCCGCCAAGGCGTGGCCTTCTACAACCACTACCGAGGCCAGTTCTCCGTCGAGATCACCACCCCCCGCGCTGGAGGCATCGCCCGCCACCACGCCTGGCTCGGCCTGAGCCGCCGCCTCTTCAGCCACGGCGCCGTCCCCGGCTTCCGCCCCTACTGCCTCCTCGATATCGAAGAGGCCGCCGGCTCCATCGCCCTCTTGAAGGAGGGCGAGCGCGACCGCAGCCGCCTAGTCTTCACCCTCCAGATCGCCATCCCCAACGACTTCGTGGACTACGCCGAGACACAGGCCCTTCCCGCCATCGCGACGGCCTGAATCCGCGAACCGGCCGGAGGCTTTCCATTGGTCATTCGTCATTGGTCATTGGTCATTCCGAGCGCGCCCTTTTGACAGCGCGCGCTCGGCAACACCTCCTACCATGGCCGATCTCACCCTCACTGCCGCAAACGTCCAGCCCTCCTCCCTCGCCGTCATCATCTCCGGCCTCGCTGCCGTGGCGATCACCGCCGGTCAAACGGTCTACGAAGACACCGCCGATCTTGATGCCTTCAGCCGCCCCAAGTTCAAACTCTACGACGCCAACCTCGTCACCCCCGCCGCCATCCTCAACGGCGTGCGCGGCGTCGCCGCCAACACCGCCGGCATCAACCAGCCCATCGACGTCGTCCTTTCCGATCCCGCCTTCACCCACGGCCTCGCCACCGTCGCCCGGGGCGATGTCATCGTCGCGTCCGCCACCGCTGGCGGCCTCGCCCCCGTCGCCGATGTCGTCACTGGCTGGCGCCCCGCCGTCGTCATGATCGCCACCTCCGCCACCGTGGCCGTCCTCGGCATCGTCCAGAACACCACCGCGAAGTAACCGCCCTACTCGCTACTCACTACTCGCTACTCACTACTTTTACCTGCCATGCCCTCCACCTCCGGCCGCATTTACAAGACCAACGCCCAGATCGGCTTTGGCTCCCCCTCGATCACCTTCACCACCGGCGTCGCCGCTGGGCAGACCTTCATCACCGAGGGCAACCCGACGACCAACCCCGTCACCCTCGCCGAGCGCCAAGACGGCGACGGCAAGCCCAACGGCGCCGTGCAGGTCGAGGGTGCCGCGACGAAGCAGATCACCGCGCAGAAGGCCACCGCCGCGCAGCCCGTCCCCCAGAGCGGCGACGAGTTCATCGAGGACTCCGTGACCTACTTCGTCGGCGAGGTCGGCCTCGTCCGCGAGCAGGCTGGCATCCACAAGTTCACCTTCACCGCCCGCGAGAAGATCTAAACGGAAAACGCGGAAAGGCTGAAGCGCGGAAACGCGAAAAGCTCAAACCACGCCCCGCCCGGCCCGCCCGGCCGGGGCGTTTCCATTTTTACCCTCCGCCTCCTATTTCACCTTTTCCGCGTTCCGACTTTCCGCTTTTCCCCTCATGCCTTCCGCCTTCGATCTATTCTGCGAAGAGAACTACGTCGCCCGCTGGCGCGAGGCCTGCGCCGCCGAGGAAGAGCGCCGCTCCGAGGCCTTCTTCGACGTCGCCCGCCCCGTGGCCGGCCTCGCCCTCCGCCCCCTCACCCCGGCCGATCTCCACGTCCTCGACAGCTACCGCTCCCCCTTCGTCTGCGGCGATCCTGCCGAGGCCACCGCCGAGCACATCATCTCCGTGCTCTGGCTCCTCCGCTACGTCCGCCCGCGCTATTTCGCCGGCCTCGTTTTCCGCCTGCACCGCGCCGCCATCCTCCGTCGCTGGCGTCGAGCCCCCGAGCTCCTCACCTCCGATCACGCCGATCTCTCCCTCTGGTTCGACGCCACCTTCGCCGACAGCGGCGCCCCACGCACCGCCCCCGAGGATGGCCAGCCCGCCGCCCGCGCTCCCATCGGCGCCCACTTCCTGGCCAGTCTGCTCGTCCCCCTTTGCCAGGAGCTCGGCCCCGTAGATCCCGCCACCGGCCGCCCGCTGATCGAGACCCCCCTCGCCCGCCTTTTCCAGTATCAGAAGATTCTCCGCATCAAGCGCGAGGGCGAGAGCTTCGTGGACTTCAACGCCGCCGACCGAATCAAGGGCGAGGCCCTCGAAGCCTGGAACGATCTCACCCCCGCCGAGCGCGCCGTCTGGCAAGCCCGCGTCACCCCCGCCACCGGCGAAGATCCCACCGCCCCATGAACGCTAAGATCGAAGCGGTCCTCACCGCCAACACCGCCGGCTTCACCGCCGGGCTCAACAACGCCAGCACGCAGGTCTCCGCCCTCGAGCAGAAGATCAATCGTGCCTCCGGCATCCCGCTCCCCGGCGAGGGCCGCAGCGCCGCCGCCTCTGCCTCCGTCTTTGCCGAGCAGGCCAAGAGCCTCGATAAAGTCACCGCCGCCCGCTACGCCGCCATGGAGGCCGCCAAGGCCGAAGAGTCCGCCATCCGGGGCTCCATTCGCCTGCGCGCCGATGAGGCCGCCGCCATCGCCGACGTCTCCCGCGCCGGAGCGGCTGGTGGCGGCGCCTCCGCCACGTCTGCCCCCGCTCCCCAGGGAGTGCTGGCCCGCTTCACCGCCGCCCGTAAGAACGCGATGAAGAGCCTCGCCGATGCCGGCGCATCCGACCTCGTCAAGGGCCTCGGCATCGGTGCCCTCGTGATGGGCTTCCGCGCCGCGCTTACCAACGCGCAGCAACTCCGCGACACCGCCTACTCCACCGGCGCCGCCCTCGATCCCGCCGTCGAGCGCACCGCCGAGATCGCCGACACCCTCGACCGCGCCAAGCAGGGCGCCCTGGGCATGGTCGCCAGCCTCCTCAGCTTCGTCCAGGGCGGCGTAGATCGCGCCGTCGCCGGCGTCTCCGCCCTCTTCGGAGTCGGCACCTACGATGAAAACATGGCAGGCCTCAACGAAGCCCGCACCGCCGAGGCCCAGAAAAAGCGCGGCGAGGCCATGGCCCGCGAACAAAAGAAACTCGACGACGACCGCATCCAAGCCGCTCGCGAGCTGGCCAGCGCCGAGGAAGCCGTGGCCACCGCCCGCATCGATGCCGCCAAAGAGGCCGCCGACACCGAGGGCAAGATCCAGATCGCCACCCTCGAGGTCGCCGATGCCCAGTCCGCCCTCAACGCCACAAAGGACAAGACCGTCGAGCGCGCCCAGGCCGAGCTCGAGCTCATGGGCAAGCAGGCCGAGCTCGCCGATCTCCGCCGCACACGCGAAGAGGAGATCACCAAAACCGCCGAGGACCGCGCCAAGATGGAGGCCGCCGCCGCCGATGCCCGCCTCCGCGCCCAGGAGCGGCTAAACGCCGCCATCCTCGCCGAGCAGCAAGCCCGCGCCAAGGTCGCCGCCGCCCAGGCCGCCTACGCCACCGCTCTCGCCGATCAATCCGCCGCGTCCCTCTCCGAGGTCCAGAGCGGCGAGCGTGGCAGCCCCGAAGATCGCCGCCGCGCCGCCGAGGTGGAGCGCCTCCGCCAGCGCGCCCGCGATGCCCGCGACCGCGGATCCAGCGTCGTCATCGGTGGCGAGGCCGTAAGCGTGGCCGATCAACTCAGCACCCGCGCCAACCAGGTGCAGTCCACCATCGGCGCCCTCAACTCCTCCGAACGCGATCCCCTCGCCTCCGTCACCGCCCAGCTCGAGCAAGCCAACGAAGAGCTCGCCCAGATCCGCGAGAGCCTCGCCCTCATCGAAGTTAGTTATTAACCCCCCAGCCCATGCCCTCCACTGCCGGCCGCATTCAATACAAGACCGCCCTCGGTCAGCCCTCCTTTGATGAGATGGTGCCGCAAGGTCTGCCCTACATCGAAAATCCCGACGCCCAATCTCCCTCCACAGTTCTGATTCGCCAGACCTACCTCTGCCGCCTCCGCTCCTATCGACGCGCCGCAGCGAACAGCAAATGCCCATCCGAGATCAGTGGCGGTCTCGTCGCCACATTCACCGCCGACGGCCCGCGCACCCCGCGCGGCGTCGCCGACCTCGTCACCTTTGACCGCTACTGGACGACCTGACCATGCCCTCCACCGCCGGCCGCACCCAATACAAGACCGCCCTCGGTCAACCCTCCTTCGACGAGCTCGTGCCGCAAGGCCCGCCCGTCGTCGATACCCCGTTTCAGGAGCTCAACCGCAATCACCACGTCATCACACAGACCTACATGGTTCGGCGCGCCGGCTATCAAAAGCCCGCCGAGAATCATCGGATGCCTCGCGATATCCTGCCAGAGCTAGGCGTCGTAGCTTATCACTGCTTTGACGGGCCACGGGCGCCCGTCGGCGTCGCCGATCTCATCACCTTTGAGCGCACCTGGGCCACCATCCCGGCCAACTTTGTCGACAACGATAACCCCTTCACCGTCTCCGTCCAGCTGCCCAGCATCGCCCAGCTTCGCTCCTGCTATCAGTTTAATGGATTCCCGTCGCCGGTTTTTAACTTCGCCTACTACTATACGAACTTCGGAATCGTGGCTACGGGCGACACGGTTGATTGCACGGCCAAAAACCAGCGCGACTTTTATCTCATCGGCGCCGGTGGCACATACGGCACCACCGCCGGCATCCCAGCGCGAAACGAAAGCATCGCCGCATATCGCGACTGGACTGCTCTGGCCATCGGCACCGAATACCGGGAGGACGCCTGGGATACCACCGTCGCCGCCCTACCGGTTCAGAACGTAGGCCTGCTCTCAGGATATCTCTCGCTGCCTGCTAAAGGGTATCCACCGGCGATTGGCTCCCGGAATTGCAGCCTCGGCTCAGGCAGTGGACTTGCCGCCGGCACCTATGTTTACGGCAATTCAAAACTCTACCGCTACATCGGAAACATCTGGGAGCGTCGCTCCGTGAATGCCGTTGTTGTTTAATTTTATGGCCACCACGCCTCAGACTCAAGTGCTTCCCTACATCGTCAAAGCCCCCAAGGCTTTTGCAGGCTTTGCTCGCCGCCACAACGATCTCGTCGCCGCCGTGCGCCCCTTGCTCGATCTCCGCGCCGGTCTCCGCATCCGCATCGACCAAAGCGCGACCAACACGGTCATCTCGTATCGTGGCTAGCGCCGTCCGCCCCTCCTCAACCTCGCGGCCGGCCCCGGCATCGTCATCACCAAGGCCGAAGGCAACGTCGTCATCGCCCTCCGCCAGACCTGAGCCCGCCGCGCACTTTGACACGCAGCTCCTCACGTGAGCTGCGCATGCGATTCCTCCGCCGCCCTGGCGACCTTCGAACTTCCCTATTACCGGGGAGACACGGCTCCCATCGTGGCCAGCCTGCTTAATCCTGACGGCACTGCCTACGTCATCGATCCCGCCACCGTCATCACTTTCCAAGTCCTGGCCAGCGATGCCGCCACCGCCGCCCTCCTCTGGGACAAAGCCACCGGCCAAGGCATCGCCACCCTCGACCTCGCCGCCGGCCTCGTCGCCATCACCCCCACCGCGACTGAAAGCGTGGCCATCACCACCGGTGTCACCTACCCCGCGATCATGCGCATCACCGACCAGTCCGGTGCTACCGTGACGATGGGCAAAGGCTACCTCCTCGCCCTCTAACTTTTTAATCCACCACCCATCATGAGTCTCGACGTCACTATCCGCAACGCCCTCACCGCCTCCGTCCTCGGACGCGTGGCCTACACCGCCCCCGCCACCCTCCATGCCGGCCTGATCGTCGGCGCCACCACCGCCCTCACCGGCGGCACCGAAGTCACCGGCGGCAGCTACGCGCGCGTCGCGGTCACCAACAATCAGACCAACTTTCCCGCGCCCAGTGGAGGCGTCACCACCAACGCCAACGCCATCACTTTCCCCACCAGCTCCGCCGCCTGGGGCAACATCAACGCCGTTCGCCTATTCGATGCGGCCAGCGGTGGCAACCTAGTCGGCGGCGCCACCCTCACGCCCGACGCCGTGGTCAATGCCAGTGGCGCCACCCTCAGCTTCGCCGCCACCCAGCTCAGCCTCACGATCAGCTAAAGGCCCCCATGCCTGTCAGCTTCAGTGTCACCCGCGCCCGCGCCACCTTTGCCATCGGTGCGCTCCGGCTGCGCTCTGCCGGCCAGGCCGCCCTCACCGCCACCGCCGCGCTGGCCGCCAGCGGCATCCGCCAGACCATCGCGCGCAGCGCCGCCATCGTCGCCACCGCGACCTTCCAGGCCGCCGGCATCCGCCAAACGATCACCCGCCCCGCGCCAGTGGTCGCCACCGCCACCTTTGGTGCCGGTGGTATCCGCCAGACCATTACGCGACCCGCCCCCATTTCCGCCGCCGCCGAGCTCGCCGCTAACGGCCGAGCCGTGGCCTTTACCCGCGCGGCCGCGTTCACCGCCGTCCCCATCCTCCGCGTGCGCGCGGATGTCTCCGGCGACATCCTGTGCGATAGCACCGGAGACAATTTCATCCTCAGCGACGGCGATACCATCGCCTACCTCGAACGCACCACCTGACCCAGCCCGCTCCCCATGCCCAAACGCATCAACGCCCTCGCCACCACCGCGCCCACGCCCGCCTCCGACGACTTCATCGCCCTCGACGGCGCCGCCAACGGTAGCCGCAAACTCAGCCTCGTCGGCTACGTTGAGCCCATCGCCGCGACCCGCGCCCTATCCTCCTACGGCCAGAGCGACGCGACGAGTAATCGCGGCATCGTTTACAGCAACGCGACGCGGCAGGCATTGGCGGGGATGCCGACTTTTCAACTGGCGATTGATTGGCTCCAGCCTTCGTCCTTTTCTTCGGGCATTCGATTCTTTCAG